AACACATCTTCTTCGAAATCATTTAAGTTTAATTCACTAATGTAAGTCTTAAATTTTTTCATTAACTTGTCGCCAAATTTAGCGCCTTTTCTTTTTCTTTAGGCATTGGTTCATTTGAATCAGACATTTTAATTAATTTATCAATTTGTTGAATTGCTCCATGAACAGCATTTAAATTGCTTTTCATTTGGATTAATTCAGCATCAACTTGTTTAATTCTATTTGTCAAAGCCTCAAAGTCTTTTACTAAAACTTCACGCTCACTTTTTAATGTATTTGTATCTATAGACATAATTTATCCTTATTATATATTAAGCTAATGTATAACCGTTACCGCCAATTACATACCATTTTGAATTTTTGAAAATACAAACTGCACTTTCGCCAGGTGCGTTCAATGTGATAGTCGAAAAACCTGATAAGTTTGTAGGTGTAATTGTGATTGCGTTTGTACCAGATGTAGATGTATCTAAAATAATCTTAATCTGACCGTCATTACCATCAGCCAAAGCACAAGAATGTGTTGCTGATGTAGCATTGATTTCTGTAACAGCTGTTGTAATATTAACTGCTGTTGTAGTAGAACCGTCTGCTGTAATTGATTGTGAAGTTTGTGCTAAACCTAACCAACTAGGAATGTTATTAAAAACATCTTCAGCTGAAACTTTTTTATTTACTGGTGTTCCTGCTGGGTCATCCACAACATGGAATAAGTCTGCACTTGCTAAATTATCGCCTAAGTCTGTTAAGGCTGTTATTTTTTTGTCTGCCATTTTTTTCTCCTGTTAACCCCCTTTTGAGGGAATGCTACTCCGTGCATCTACACGGACCACTTTATTAATATATTTATAAAGGGCGGCCAAATGACCGCCCCTTAATTTTGCTAACCTTATGCAGGATTAGCTAATGCTACTAAACACTCGTAGTAAGTTCTTGAGCCATTGATAAACTTCAAGTTCCAACCTTGGTGTGAAGCTTTGTCGCTAGATAAATCTGAAGCATTGTAATTGAATAAACCAATTGTCATACCTGTAATGAAATTATCTGCTGTTGCATCTTCGAACAAATTTGTTCTATTTGCATCTGAAGGCGCTAAGCCTAACTGATTGCCTGCCCATAATGGAGCAGAAGCGGCATTATCCGCATTTGACCAACTTGACATATTATTCTCTCCCTTTAGTTAAAAAAATAGGTACTCACAGTTTTACTATAGTATCTATATTTATAAGGGAAAGTGATTAGAAGCCTAGTTTTTTCAACTCGGCGATTACTTGATTAGCTGTTTTGAATGTGATACCGATACCACCTCTTTGTGTAAACTCTTTGGTGTTTTTATCGTAATCATCTATTAGAATGGCTGGTTGACCAGCTACTTTAGCGTAGTCTTTCTTTTGACTTCTCATAACTAGATTGATTCTACTTCTATCAATTCCAGCTTTAGTCATAGCCCATTTTGCTTTACCTGGAATGCAATTTGGGTCGTGTGCGTGTTCTACATAAGCACTTAAAATATGAGGTTCATACTTCTTAACAAACTGTAGAAGTTTCTTACCTTCTTCATTCCAAGGTGCTGTAGACCAGAAATCTTTTCTAGCAATCACAGGATCCCACCTAGCTTTTCTATCTAGTTGCATCCATTTGCTAATTGGCATTTTGACAGTATCGACTAATTGTTTTTCAAAGTCAACTAGAACACCGTCCATGTCTAAGTATATTCTAGGTAGTTTATTCATAGTGTTTTAGTCCTTTTCTTATCATTTATACTTATATAATACCATATAAAAAGCGCCTTGGCAAGCGCTTTTTTTGATTATTTTAGCATTGAAAATCAATGATTTATGAAGACTTATTTTTGGTAATCGACTTCCGGCTCCATATCTACTTGTGTTTTCTTAGAATCCACCATAGTTTTACCTTTTTTTTCTTTAACTGATTCGGTATCACCTGGTTTCGCTAAAGTAGATTGGTCTTTTGCTTCTTCAACTTCTTCTGGTTTAAGATATTTTGCTTCTTTTTTAATCTCATCCAGTTTTTCAGCTGCGTTTGACCATACACTATGAATAGCTCTGTAAAGGTCAAAGTTCTTAGCTGTCTGTTCAGACATCTTTGCTTTGTTTTCTTTTACATTGCCTGTTTCATCTTTTACGGGATTAATAACTTCTTTTTCTCCCTCAGATTCTTTTTGTTTTTTATTCATTTTGTTTGTCATAAAAGAATGTGTTTCTAATAATTTAGATACATCTTCTTTTAGTTTTTCAACTTCAACATCTTCATTAGCTCTTTTTAATGCGTTCTTCACATCTGGATGGTCAGCTAAACCTGGTGATACTTTGTTAATTGTTTTAACTGCACCATCATAATTGCCTGCTTTGTAACGAGGGTCATTTAAAATACCATACGCTTGTTTAATCTGAGCGCTTGTAAAATTACTTTTTTTAGCACCACCTTTTTGAGGTCCTGAACCTGGACCACCTTCACTTACTTCTTCTTTTTTATCATCTTTTTCAATTGACTTAGCAATATCGTGTGCTTTAGTAATTGTAGATTTTTTCAAAGGTGGGTTATCACCAGTCTGTTTCATAGCCGCAGCCATACCTACTGCATACGGATTATCTACTTTTTCTTCCACATTTTCTTTCTTGTCTTCTTTATCTTTAATTGCTTTTTGTAATGCTGGCGGAAGTTTCTTTTGAGCAGCTGATAACTCCTCATTTTTCGCCTTATACTTTTTGTCAATCATATTAAAGAAATCTTTTTTCTCTTTTGGTGACATTGAAGCAATGCCTTTACCACTTTTTTCTAATTCCTTTTTAAACATATCCTGATAAGCGCTGTCGTTTAGGTCTTTTTGCATACCCTTTACTGCTTCTTCAATGCTACCAGGTTTAGTATTTAAATATTTTGTCATTTACTTACTCCCTTTTACTTTGGCAGCTAAATCTTTGTCAGCGCCACCCCAGGTTCCTGAGGATTTTGTTACGAATGAATTTACACGAGCTAATGCCCATTGTACCTGTGTAGCGCCTGGTCGGTGTCCACCTCTCCAAGCTGCCATACCTCTATCATATACTTGTTTCAAAACTGAATAAGGCATACCTGTTTCTTTTGCCTTATTTTTTACAGCTTCAATACTTTCATAAACAGCTTTCGCTGGATGTTCTGTATCTTCACCTAAAATATCCTTTACTATTTTCACATTTAAACCTAATTCTTTAGCAATCTTAGCTGCTGATGCACCTTGTTTTCTCATTGCATCAATATCAGACATACGACCTTCTTCAACATCTTCTTTTAATTTAGGATAATATTTCTTATCATATGCGTTTCTTTTTGAATAATCTGGTTCTGTGATATGACCTCTTTTCATATGTCTATCATAGATACCTTGCATATCTTTAATCTCAGACGAAGTACCAAACTTCTTTACTAACTCTAATGCGTTCAATGAATGTTCGTTTTCGTCTTCATTTTTTCTGTAATCTTTTTTATTAAACTCATCAATAGATTCTTCTTTCACTTCTTCTTTTTCTTTTTTCATTTTATCTCTTAGAATCTTATATGCAACACCAACCTTTAAAGGTATTTCTCCAGTTTCAGGATTAGGTTCTGGTTTAACAGCTTTGTTTTTCTCATTTTCTAATTTAGTTTTTAACATTGCAATTTCATTATCTTTTTTTTCAATTTCTTTGTCTTTACTTGCAACTTCTTTTTTATCTTCTTTATCTCTATCAGCTCTGATTTTTGCAATTTCTACACCATCAACTTCACCGTCTTTATCAGCATCTGTAGCTTCTTCTAATTCTTCTTTAACACCTAATTTTGTTAATCTGTTTTTAACCATATCTCTAACATCTTTTGTTGGGTTTTTCTTAGACATATCATACAAATCGTCTAATAGTTCATCATCAAATACAAATTTTAATACTTTGTCTTCAGCACCCTTAGCTGGTTGTGCCTTTGACATAAATGTTTTGTATTGTAATCTTGCTTTGTTATACTCAGCCGATGGTTGGCCTGGATGCTTGATGATGCCACCAATCATTGTACCCTCAGACATATAACCTGCTTTTAAAGGTCTAATCTTATCTGCTGTATAACTGTGTTTTGAAATCAATCTACTGACTGCTAAATCTGATACAAAAGGTATTTTTGCTTTAACTAATTTTTCTAAAGCACCTTTGTCATTATCAAACTTATTAAAGATTGCCATTAATTTATTTGCATTGTCTAAAGAAATTCTTTGACCTTTCATAGGTTCATAAGCTTTCTTTAATTGTGCTACTTGAGCATCACTAAATGCTTCTTCTAATTCTTCATTTGCCGTTTCAGGATTATACATCATATAATCAGCAACTGAATTTACATAGTCTTTTGCTTTTGTGATTTTAGATTGTACCCAAGCTTCTAATGGATTGCCTTCATCTGATTTGCCTTGTAAGATAGAGGATAGTTTTAAGGCTTTATCAGCAATAGCTTCTAATTCACCACGAGCCATAGAAATTTCGTGGTCTTTGTCATCTTGTTCTTTTATATCTTCTTTGATACGAACATAAAATCTGTTATTGAAAGGAGATTGGTACACATCTGCATCATATCCCATTTCTTTATTTGCCTTATCGGCCATTTTTTGTGCTAGTGCTTTATTAGGTAAAGCATTGCCTAAAACTTTCACACCGTTTTTCAACTTTGTGATTTCTTTTTCAGACAAATACACTTCATCTAAAGCTTCTTTGAATGTTTTTCTATATCTACTCATTTTCCTCTATCTCTATAATTAGTTTACCTTGTCCTTTATGGATTCGGTGATATTTTTCTTTTTCAATTTTAAACTTGTCACCAACTTTAATAACAAATGGTAGTTCATTATCTCTTTGAAATTTCCAGTTGACACCAGATATTACAAATATTGTTCTATCTTTTTTATCTCTATGCCAAACAAGTTCATCATTTATAGTTTCTTCATCAAATATTCTAGTAATTCTTTTACTGAATAAATTTAATTGGTCTGCATAAGGAGTTACCAATAAAAGTTACCTCCTCCTGACATACCTAAACTCTTTGCATATCGTGGCAAATTACAAGCCCAATATGCGGCCTTTGTTTTATCTTTTTGCTGGTCACATTTGTGTCTAGCCGCAAAAGATTTTCTGGCCTCTGGATTATTAAGTTTCACACTCAATCCAGTTGTATCTCCCCAAGTGACTTTCTTAATCTTGTCACCATCACGGACAAATACATAAAACTTTTTTGGTCCACCTCTTTTTGGTTTATTTAAAGGCGGATTCTTTTCATCTTCTTCTTGTATTGGTATGTCAAGTGGTACTTTTTCTCCTTCGTACTCACCAAATTCACCAATATCAGTTTCTAAAAGTTGTTTATCCCAATCTGTAATTTCAGTTAGTAGGCCTTCTTTAAATAATTCTCTAGCCTCTCTAAACAACCTATAAAATTCTTCACTATGTAACCTATAGATATTCTCAGCAAACGGTATATTATTCTCTATATGATAATGAACCGACTTACTAATTCTATCTTTATAGTCTGAAAAACTTAACATTAGATTTTCTCCATCATCTTAGATACCACTTCATCTAGTTTCGCTTTCCATTCATCACTATATCTTTGCTTATATTTATCTATTACCTCATCTGAAAGAGCCCATTCTTTAATATCTTTTTCACTTGGTTGTTCATCTCTTTCTCTTTCAAGGAAACCTTTAATTTTCTTCTTAATTATCTGTTCTCCAGAACCTTCCTTAGCAGGAGTGTAAGTAGGATTCTCATACCCAGCGAAATTAGGCTCACCAGGAGTAACAGTAGAAGTGTGTTTAGCATAATCCTGCCCCATATCTGTAGCTTCAGGTACGCAATTAGGCACCTGTTTTCCATTTTTATTTTTCATACCAACTTGTTTAAAACCTTTCCAACAAGCATCAGCTAAATCTTGTTTCAATTCATCAAACATTTTCTTATATTTTGATGTATGAACACTTGGTTTAGTTTTAGCTTTCTTGTCACCAGGCGCTGGGTCGTTATCGTTCTTTGTAGTATCTGTATTTCTAAAATGAGCAGCTCTTTTATCTTTAGTATCTTTAGATAAAGTTTTGTAATACTTTTTAGGTTGTGTACCTTTTTGTTTTGCCACATCTTTATCTTGTGGTAAACTATCTGTGTGGCCATATTCAGATTTCTTTTCTGAAACGGCCTCAAACCCATAATCTATATCTAAATTAAATTCTCTAATTTCAACTTCTCTATCAGCTGCTACAGGAATACAATCCCAAATCCAGCACTTGTGTAAATTGTTATTGTTATCTTCTAAGACAACATAATTAGTACCTCGTCTAACTACTTTGCCTTCCATATCTTCTTTTACATAATTGACCTTATCACCGATATTGAATATCATTTCTCTTATGTAAAGGTCTCTTATTTGATTTTGTTCAAATTCTTCTAAACTTGCAATTGGTTTTTCTCTATAACCTAAAAACGCACCAACACTACCAGATGAGCCATACTCAGCTGCCAAGTTCATTCCTTTTCGAACATCTTTCATTAGTTTTTCAGCGTCAACACCACTTGGTAATCCTTTTTTAAAACTATTTAAATCACCTTTAGCCGCTGCCGCTCTCATCTTACTTGCACTCATACCTACTGCACCTTCAGCGTCAGGATCCCTTTCGCCAGCAGAAACAATATTAATCTTATCAAAGTTATAATAACCGTGACGAGATTTTACATCATTGTATTTTTTTAGTATTGTGTCAAATTCTCTTACTCTATCACTACCAACAACCATACTAATTTCTTTATAACCTTTGTTATAGAGATTAGTTGCAATATCTAAAATCATATTTGTTGTATTGATTTCAATATTTCTTGCGTGACTTGGAAACATATTTTTCATATAACCAAGTTTTTGTTGTGGTGTTAATGGATTCTTTTTAGGGTCATTACTTCGACTTAAATATATTTTATAGTCGTTAGTAGGTAATGACTTAACTTTACTAATAAGTTTTTCGTGGCCAATAGTTGGAGGATTAAATCTACCAAAGGTAAATGCAATACTCTTA